ATTACTTTGTTTAGTTCTTCCAAATCATTATATGAACAGATGCTCAGTCAAGGTGTTGCTAAAGAGTGTGCTAGAATGGTATTACCTTTATGCACTCCCACAAGGATCTATATGACTGGTTCATGTCGTTCTTGGATACATTATATTAATCTAAGATCTGCACATGGAACTCAGAAAGAGCACATGGTAATTGCAGAAGCATGTAGGAAGGTGTTTACCGAACAGTTCCCTGCAGTCTCAGAAGCCCTTGAGTGGGTCTAAATAAATCTACACATTATCTTATTATGCCAACATATCCAGTTATTCACAAAGAAACTAAAGAAAAGAAAGAACTCTCCATGACAATGAAAGAGTATGATCAATGGAGAAAAGATAACCCAGAGTGGGATAAGGATTGGCAAGCAGGTGTTGCTAGTTCCCAAGAGGTGTTTGGTTGGAAGGGAGAAGCAAACTCTAGCGGATGGAATGAGGTGCTAGATAGAGCATCCAGACAACCTGGTGCTAACGTTCGTAAAAACCGAGACTACAGTTTCTAAGTATGCCACGTAAAAAGAAATCAGACCAACCGATTGGTGTTGGCATGACGGCTAAGCAGATGAAAAGAAAGAAACCTATCAATACAGATATGATGAGGGAGATAGAACCCCTCACAGATAATCAGAAATTGCTTTACAATGCCTATGCAGAGGATAAAAACCTCATTGCATATGGTGTAGCAGGAACTGGTAAAACTTTCATCACTCTTTACAATGCACTTCAAGATGTATTGGATCCTCATACTCCTTATGAAAAAATATATCTTGTAAGGTCACTTGTATCTACCAGAGAGATTGGTTTCTTACCTGGTGACCATGAGGATAAGTCATTCCTTTATCAGATTCCTTATAAGAATATGGTAAAGTATATGTTTGAGATGCAAAGTGAAGCAGACTTTGAAATGCTTTATGGTAATCTTAAAGCACAGGATACTATTTCTTTCTGGAGCACTAGTTTCATTAGAGGAACTACATTTGATAAAGCAATCATTATTGTTGATGAATTTCAGAACTTAAACTTCCATGAACTTGATAGTATTATCACAAGGGTTGGAGAGAATAGTAAGATAATGTTCTGTGGTGATGCTACTCAGTCAGATTTGATTAAGACTAATGAGAGGAATGGTATCATAGGTTTCATGGAGATTCTTCGCAACATGTCTTCAGTGGATATTATTGAGTTTGGTGTAGATGATATTGTTAGATCTGGATTAGTTAAGGAATACATCCTTACTAAACTGGAAATGGGTAGGTAATGCCAACCGTATATTATGCAAGTGTTTTCAATCCAGAAGACACTTTAGTGAGACAGTCTGATCTTATTGATGAGGAATTTGTTCAGAATAAATGCCCTGTATTTAATCATAAACAGAGTAGAACTTTTATAGCATCCTCACCTATTGATTTTAATTTGGAAATTGATAGAACATCTGGTAGGAATCATATTATTTGTTCACGACCAGAGTTACTTGAGTATGATGATGAACATCTTAATTCACCTAGACCAGTTATCCAATTAGTATTTCCAAAGTTTTTATTTTGGACGAAGGAAGATAATATTTGGTTTGAATTTAATGATCATCCAATGACTTCTTTGACTAATAATTTCATAGGAATTTCTGGATGGTTTAACCTATCAAATTGGTCAAGGATGTCAAGTACTGCAATAACACTTGTGGATGAGCGAAAACCTGTTATAATAGAGAAAGGAGATCCTCTTTTTAGAGTTTCTTTCTATCCTCCTAATCTTGATGATGGTATTGTTTTGAAGAAACAGAATGATGTTGATGTAGATTTATGGCTTAAGGGTCATTCTCTAGCATCTGAACAAGATTGGAGACCAAGATTATTTTCTAAGACCAAGACAGAAAGTAAGTGTCCTTTTAGTTTTTTATTTAAATGACTTTTATTCATGAGAATCATCTAGGTGATCTTGAACTCAACAAAAAAGAAACTAAGGGGATAAGATTATATAATCTTCCTAATGGAGATTGGGTTCCATCAATTACTTCAGTAACTTCTTTTTATAATCGACAGATCTTTGTGAACTGGAGAAAGAGAGTTGGTATTGAAGAAGCAAATCGTATTACTAAGAAAGCAACAACCCGTGGCACAGATTTTCACGAAGCTGCTCAAGCATATTTGGAAAATAGAGATATGGTTTGGGAGGATTACCTTCCTGCTACTCGTTTTATGTTTCATCATGCTACACCATATCTAGACCGTATAAATAACATACACGCTATAGAAAGAACTCTCTACTCAGAGTATTATGGTCTTGCGGGTAGAGTTGATTGTATCGCTGAGTATGAAGGCGAACTAGCGGTTATAGATTTTAAGACTTCTGAAAAGATTAAACCTGAAAAGTGGCTTGAAAACTACTTTGTTCAGGAGATGTTTTACGCAGCAGCATATTACGAGCTCACTAAAATTCCTGTTAAAAAATTGATCACCATTATGGTTACACCTGGTGGTGAGGTAAAAGTATTTGACAAACGGAACAAAGGGGATTATATTAAGTTATTAGTTCGTTATATAAAAGAATTTGTATCTCACAATACTGGGGAGAAGAATGGAGAAAACTGAATTAGAACAGGCACTAAAGGATAAATTCTTTTGCCCTGCAAGGTTTGCACAAGAAATAGAAAGCATGGTTCAAACCCATACTGGTATGAACTACATCGATGCAATAGTTTCTTTCTGTGAATTAAATGCTATAGATTTAGAGTCGGTTCCTAAACTTATTTCTAAACCCCTCAAAGAAAAAATTAAATACGAAGCACAAGAGTTAAACTTTTTAAAAAGAACATCACGGGCTAAATTGGTTTTTTAATTCCATAAAAGAGGGAAAAAATTCCCGCCAAAAAAATCACTCTATTACTTTTTTATAATGCCTACTAAAGGTGAATTGATACATTGGAGACTTCAAGCAATGCTAAGGGATCATACGTTCCCTGACCTTGAGTATCTTGGTGAGCGACCTAGTTATAAGACAGGTGAAGATGTGCATTGGTATCGTATAGGAGCAGCAGAGGTTCCTGTAGATGCTATTACAGAATTAGATGCTGAAGAAGAGGAAGATGATGCCATTTGATGCCTATAAGTGTTACCTTGCGATGAAGAATCACTTCACAAAGGATAACTATGATTATATAAAGTATCGTGGTAAGACTAGAGCAACTCAGCAAGCATTTTATAAGAGGAAGGATAGGTTTTGGTTTGAGAAATTTGCAAGACAGAAATCAGATAAAGAAGTAGAAGAATTTTTTGTTGCTAACTTTACTTCTTGTTCTGATCCAGAATCATTATGGATAGGAGAGATGATAAAGGAAGGTGAGGGTAGGTATCAAGATTGGCAGAAGAAGGTTCAGTCATTATCATATATTTTTAAAGAAGAATCTGAGAAGTTGTTTGAAGATAATAAGGTTGATGATGCATTTAATTGCAGTAAAGGTCATCCCATAGTTCTTAAAAAGTTTCTGGGTGGTAACCTAAGCCTTGAAAGTTTGGTGATCTATGATATAATATTTGGGTATACTAAAAACTTCGATAAGAAGTTGAAAGATCCAGTGTGGGAAACCGTCAGTAGAAGGGTGAGAAAATATTCACCCTTCCTAAATATTGATGTATCCCGTTATAAAAAAATCTTAAAGGAGGTTGTCATCCATGGCTCTTGAAAATGAAACAGTGCTTGAAAACTTAAAAGAACAATTGAAAACTGTAAGTGAAGAATATGAACGTCTTGCTACTACACGTTTGAAATTGATCGGTGCAATTGATGTACTAGAACAAATTGAAGGTAGTAAAGAAGAGGCTACAACTGAAACAGTTGAAGTCGTTGATAATGAGGGTGGTGAATGAGTTTCTTTGACTCCGATATCGTAAGGGCTGAAATGGCAGAAATTTCTGAACTCCAAGAGGAGATCTTTCAAAATGTCATGAAGTTTACTTACATGAATACGGAAGATCAAACTTATCATATTGAATCCCTAGATAAACTTATCTCCAAACAAAAGATTATGTATGCACGTTTGAGTTTATCTGATGATCCTGAAGCAAAGAAGATGAAGGAAGAGATTATGAAATCTGCTAATATGATGGGACTACCAACTAATGTTGATATGAACATTGTTTTCCAGCAGATGAGTGACATGATTGTGTTGATGAAACAACAACTTGACATCTCCTAAATTTAATCCTACAATAACAAAGTTACACAAGCCAAATCCAATTTAATCCGAGGAAATCCGAATGTCTTTCGCAAGTCTAAAGAAGCAGTCGAACTTAGGTTCACTGACTGCTAAGTTAGTCAAAGAAGTAGAGAAGGTTAATAATTCTGGGGGTGGAGATGACCGCCTTTGGAAGCCTGAACTAGATAAAACTGGAAACGGTTATGCCGTTATCCGATTCTTACCCGCACCCGATGGAGAAGAAATCCCTTGGGCAAAACTATACTCACATGCCTTTCAAGGGCCTGGTGGTTGGTATATTGAGAACTCTTTAACCACAACAGGTGGTAAAGATCCTGTCTCTGATTACAACCGTGAGTTATGGAACAGTGGTAATGAATCAGACAAGGATGTTGTTCGTAAGCAGAAGCGTAAGTTATCTTATTACAGTAACATCTATGTTGTTAAAGATCCTACTAATCCTCAGAACGAGGGTAAAGTATTCTTATTCAAGTTTGGTAAGAAGATCTTTGATAAGGTTATGGAAGCAATGCAGCCTGAGTTTGAGGATGAAACTCCAATCAATCCATTTGATTTCTGGCAGGGTGCAAACTTCAAGTTGAAGATCAAGAAAGTTGCAGGGTTCTGGAACTATGATAGTTCTGAGTTCGATTCTGTATCACCATTACTTGATGACGATGATGCATTAGAAGCATTATGGAAGAAGGAGTATTCTCTTACAGCAATAACTGCTGCAGATCAGTTCAAGTCTTATGATGATCTTGAAAAGCGTCTGAAGTATGTTTTAGGTAAGAAGAAACCTGCTGTTCGTTATGATGAAAGTCTAGAAGACGAGAGTGAAGGTCGTGGATCCTACGAGGTTGCTGAAAGAACAGTAACCAAAGCAGTATCTTCTCCACCACCAACTAGAAAAGTAGATGCAGATGAAGATGATGCTCTCTCCTACTTTCAGCAGTTAGCAGAAAGTTAATTACTCATATAGTCTGATATTATCGGCACGTTTCAAGGATTCACTCACATACTGAGTGGATCCTTCTTTGTATTCCATCATTTCTTCTATATCATCATAGATGACGTTAAGATATATTGGTTTGATTAAGAAGATACGTCTCTTTTGATTATTTAATTTCTCTTCATATTGATAATTAGTCACTGCTTTAGATACAGGATTGACAGTTACTTGTTCGTCTGTCATAGGTTCATGGTAACTTACACTCTGACCTGCACCAACTGTTAATCCTTTAGGAAATATAATTACGCCAGTGCTATCTTTAACTTCATTTGATTCGTAGTGATGTATCTCATCAAGTTTTTCAAGTGTTACATACTTATCTAATAGGTATATTTCAAATGATGCTTGTGGCATAGGCCATTCATTATGAACGTTCACTATATTGTTTGATAATAATACAACCCAATCTAATGTTGCGTCACCGTAGATTTCCTTAGCAACATTATCAGGTCTATCGTCACCTTTGATGTTATACTTTTCAAAGATAGTTAGATCTTGGAATAGATCTTCTCTTAATTTTCCT